ATAAAGCACACGTTTACTTTAACGATCCCACTTCCACAGGATCAGCTCAGTTATCTATTAAGAATTCGTTTATTGGTAATGTGTTTTCAGGAGCAGGAGGAACCTCTGCCTTAATGGATATTTCTGTAGGTTCTAATTCCAGCACTGAACCATATAGTATTGGTCATTCTTTAGATGCTGTTGTTGCTGATTATGGTAACAGGTATGGTTTAAATGTTTGGTCTATTATTGATAACGCTGGTTGGCCCGGTCCTAATTGATCTACCGGGTATAATAGTATAAGGATAATTAAATGGCAAAGAAAAAAGCTAAGCGTGATGCATGTTATCACAAGGTTAAAAGCCGCTATACTAAGTGGCCCTCAGCATATGCTTCAGGTGCTTTGGTTAAGTGTCGTAAAGTTGGAGCTAAGAACTGGGGAAATAAAGGAAATAAGAAATGAAGAATGCAAAAAACTTTAAGTCTCATATGATGTATCCTAAATCAGGTAAGGGTGTCCGAGCTAAAACTTTTAAAGAACACTTAGCTTTAAAGAAAAAGGGATATGGTCATACTAAACCGAAGAGGAAAAAGTAATGGCAAAAGAAGGACTAAAGAAATGGTTTTCTCGTAATAAAGGCAAGGGTTGGGTAGACTGCAAAACCGGAAAACCTTGTGGGAGAAAATCAGCTAAAGGAAAATCTAAAAGACCTTATCCTGCTTGTCGCCCTACCAAAGCTCAGTGTAATTCTACTAAGGATAAAAAAACTGGGCCAGCAAGAGTTTCGTGGAAGGGTAAAAAGAAAACCCAAAGAAAGAAGAAGGGGAAAAAGTAATGAGCAAAGCAAGTATTGTATCACGATTAAACAACATTTTATTACACCAACTACTAGAAGATCTACATGATCCTAACAGATGTTCACCGGGATTATATCAAGTAATCCGGGGTGTGATTAATGATAATAGAGAAAAACTAGACGAAATTCCTGAGAGTGTATTAGACGAGCTTACCGATATGCTAGAAAATACACCATTTAAATTTGGAACGTAAGGGATTCAAATGGCTAAAAAAAAGAAAAAGGGTACTATGAAGGGTCATACCATAAAAGGAGGCCACAAACGTGCTACAAAGTCCGGTGCGGGGATGACAAAGAAAGGCGTAGCCAAGTACCGTAAGGATAATCCGGGTAGTAAGCTCAAGACCGCCGTTACTGGAACGGTTAAAAAGGGAAGTAAAGATGCTAAGCGTCGTAAGTCTTACTGTGCTAGAAGTGCAGGCCAGATGAAGAAGTTCCCAAAAGCAGCTAAAGATCCTGACTCTCGTTTACGGCAGGCTAGAAAGAGATGGAAGTGTTAATATGAAGATACCTCAAGAAATGGTAGATGATTTTCGTAATCATCTTTGGGCTTGTTTTAAATACTTAGGACTTGGAGAACCCACAGCCGCTCAATATGCAATGGCTGATGCACTCCAAAACGGACCTAAAGATATGCAGCTACAGGCTGGTCGAGGGTTTGGTAAGTCAGTAATCACAGCTTGTCTTGCATCTTGGTTTCTTTTACGAGATTCTAATGCTACTATTCTTGTCGTATCAGCCACGGGAAACAAAGCTGCTGAGTTTATTTCCATGACTCGTAGGATTATGGACCTTGTGCCTTACTGCGAACACCTTAGACCCGGCGACCACACAACCGACAATGCTTTTGCTTTTAACGTAGAAGCTAGAGATAAGATCGGTCAGGATAAGTCTTGCTTTGCCCGTGGTATTTCTTCACAGATAACAGGCTCCCATGCTGAGTATGTAATTGGAGATGATATTGAGATTGAGGGTAACTGCGAAACCGCAGCCGCTAGACAAAAGCTTTTAAATAAAGTGCATGAGTTTGAGCAGATTAGAAACGTAGGCGGTAGGGTTATCTTTTTAGGTACACCCCAGATTAAAGAGAGTATCTATAATACACTTAAAGATAACTACATGGTTACTAAGTTTCCAGCAGTCATGCCAGACTTAAGTATTGAGAGTGAGGTTGAAGATGTAAATGAATGGGTGTTACAGAGTGGCCTTGAAACAGGACAGCCTACTCAGCCTGAGAGATTTCCTATAGAAGTTCTAATGGAAAGACAGGCTAAAATCGGACCACGTTTATTCTCACTTCACTACAAGTTAGATACCACCTTGGCTGATTCAGCTAAGTATCCTTTGAAGCTTTCCGATTTAATTGTAATAGATGTCCACCCCGAGATGGCCCCAGAGAAAGTTGTATGGGCTTCTTCTACTCCCAATAAAGCACTACATTCTTTTGGAATGGCCGGAGATAAGATCTATGATCCTATGTGGATCTCTCCTCACTTTACAGAGTACACACAGACAGCTATGTTTATAGATCCATCGGGAAGAGGAAAAGACGAAACGGCTATATGTATTGCCTCGACGAGTAATGGCTTTATATATGTACATGAATTAATTGGATTAGAGGGCGGCTATAGCGATGTAACGCTTAAGAAAATTTCTATGTTAGCTTACCAATATAGGCTACGCCTTATTAGAGTTGAGTCTAACTTTGGAGATGCAATGTTTTGTCAGCTTCTTCGTCCTGTAATTGCAGAGACTTGTGGGCAAGTAGCTATTGAAGACTACCGAGTTGCGGGCATGAAAGAGGCTAGGATGATAAATGCACTTGAGCCTGTAATGGCTCAACATAGATTAGTTTTTAATGCTAGGGCTATAAAAGACAAAGAAACTCAGCATCAAATAACGCGGTTAACTGCTCAACGTGGTAGTCTACGTCAAGACGATAGGGTAGATGTATTATCCGCTGCTGTACACTTTTGGGAAGATGCAATAGGATTAAATGTAGATCAAGCTGTAGCACGAAACAGAGCTAAAGACCAACAAGAAAAGGTTGATGAGTGGCTTAGTAATGATAGAATTTATGGTCTGTTGGGTAAAAAAGCTTCGGGAGCTTTACGTCTACAGACTTCTAATGATTTGAAAAAACCACAAAATAAATGGTCAATTCGACGAGGCCGTAATTGGAGTTAAGATTATGCTAGAAAATAATACCTCATTTAATAGAGCTTTGTTTAATGATGTAGTAGAAAAATCTAAAGATATGACCAATGAATTTTCTTCTATTAACACAGAACAGAATTTTAAACAGTTTGATTCTTTATTAAATCTAGGACAACAAGAAGGTACTATAAATTCCTTACTCGAAAAAAGAGATCTTTTTGGTGGTACTCGCCTTGCTGCATTTAGTGAGGATAAAAATAAAGACTACGATGATTATATTTTAGATTACTATTACCAAGAGTTTCCTGATAGTTCTGCTTTAGGTGGTGAAGATGGTACGACTCATGGTGTATCTAGAATACCAAAAGGACAATATAGAGGACGTTATCTTAAACGGATGAATCATCCAACAATTGGATTAGCTATTCTTTCTGATTTAAATTATAGAAATGAAGCAAACGTAAATATGCCAGAAACTTTAAACGGATTAGATACTCAACAGCTTCAGAACTTAGAACGAGACTTAGATGGAACTTCTTCTCCTTTTAAAATATACACAACGAAAGAAGAAGGTAGAGATGTTTTATATAGTTTCCCTTCTTCAGAATCAGTGAGTCGAGATAGGTTTACAGAGCTGGATGGAGAAGAAAGAGAACGAATGGTATTGAGTTCATACCCCTTACAGGATATCAAAAAATATATTGAACAGCATGAAATACCCGGAAAAGTTCCTAATAAAAAAGAAAATAAATATTACATCTATGGTGACTCGGGTTCTAATTCTTATGGTACAATAGGTATTGGACACTTAATAGACACAAGGCGACCTTCTTCAATTGAAAGTACCCGTAGAAAACTAAACAGGATTAATCCTTCACTTACAGTTGAAGGAGTTATTAGCGGAGAACAAGGGTTAACTTTCTCAGAAGTTCAAAAGCTATTTGAGATTGATGTTAAAGAGAAAATTGTTGTAGCACAACGTCAGTTTCCCAAGCTCCATACTTACCCAAAAGAAATGCAAGCAGCTATTGTTGATGGTTATTTTTGGGGGATGTTAGGTAAAAGCCGTAAGACTAGGATTCTATTAAAGTCAAATAGGTTTGAGGAAGCAAAAAAAGAATGGCTAGATAATAAAACATTCAGGACTGGTGAATCAAGATATAGGTTTCAAAATTTTAATAAAGCAATAGATGTTTGGATTAATAGCGGAAGGGGCGGTGAATGATACAAGGTATTTTTGCGGCACAATCCGCAGGTATTTCGGCTACCATGGCCGCAGCACACAGTCCACAATTATCTTCAGCAACAGGAGGAGGCGGCGGTATGTTTTTAGGAGCAGGACAATTAGGATTAA